ACTGTCACATGGTGAACTCTGGTTCATCAGCCAATCTTACTATGGTTGCTGCTCTTAAGAAACACTTGGGCTGGAAGGATGGCGACCAAGTTATCGTTTCACCAGTAGGCTTCCCAACTACAATTGCTCCGTTGGTTCAAAATGGGCTTGTGCCAGTCTTTGTTGATATTGAGATGGAAACACTCAACTTTGATCTTGATCATGTTGAAAAGTGGATCACCGATAAGACTGTTGCGATTTTTGTTTCACCTGTTCTTGGCAATCCGCCAGATATGGATCGCATCAAAGATATGTGTGAGCGACATGGCATTCGTTTGATTGGCGATAACTGCGATTCATTGGGCACAAAGTGGGATGGTAAACTTCTAACGGATTACTATTATGCGTGGACAACTTCTTTCTATCCTGCTCACCACATTTCGACAGGCGAAGGCGGGATGGTTTGCTCAAACGACGAGCAACTCATCAACACTGCTCGCAGCATTAGCTGGTGGGGTCGTGATTGCCGTTGCGTTGGTGCTGCTAATCTATTGGCTTGCGGAACATGTGGTAATCGCTTTGATAAATGGCTTGAAGGATATAATGGAATAATTGATCACAAGTATCTCTTCACGAATATGGGATACAATCTCAAGCCACTTGACATGCAAGGTGCAATTGGTATTGAGCAGTTGAAGAAGATCGACGAGATTGATGTGAAGCGTCGTCTGAACTTCCAGCGAATTAAGAGTTTGTTCTATCGTTATGTTCCAGGAGTTCGTGTTGCTTCTAATCTTGATCTCGCTGACCCATCATGGTTCGGTGTGCCATTGATCACTGATACACCTGAACTTAAAGAAAAACTCCAGGCATTCTGCGAAGCCAATAAGATTCAAACTCGCAATTACTTCGCTGGAAATATTCTGTTGCATCCTGGCTACAAGCATCTTGATGATGCTGCCAAGTATCCAAATGCGAACAAGGCTTTGAGTAATGTATTCTTCGTCGGATGCCCACCGCATTATGGCGATAAGGTTTGGGAATACTACGAGAGTGTACTATCAAAATGGGAATGCTAAACATCTTTGGAGGGTACGGATTTGTCGGAACTCAATTCTGCAATACAACCAAAAACGGTTATATCAAGAATTACCGAGATAATTACCAAGTACGGAAACCAGATTGCGTTTACTTTATTAGTACCGTTGATAACTATAATGTACATATCAGTTCTACGGTGGATATTGATACTAATCTCATTGTATTAATGAGGGTACTAGACGAATATCGCAAATACATAAAAGAAACTGGTGAGAAAGGATGCTTTAACTTCATCAGTTCTTGGTTTGTCTACGGAAAAGACTCTGGGTTTGGGGAAGGATCTCGAGGTATTCCTGAAACCGACTCTTGTGATCCGAAGGGATTCTATTCAATTACAAAGAGATGCGCCGAGCAGTTGTTAATGTCTTATTGTGAGACATTCGATCTGAACTATCGCATACTGAGGCTTGCAAATGTATTGGGTGCAGAGGATAAAAAAGTATCTTCGAAGAAGAACGCACTCCAATATCTATTGGGGGAAATCGCTGCAAACAGACCCGTCGACCTCTATGATAGTGGTTATTTTTATCGTGATTATATTGATGTTCGCGATTGCGCTCGAGCAATCAATCTGGTCGTCAACAATGGAGAACTCAACTCCATATACAACATCGGAAACGGCTATCCGATAATTTTCCGAGACATTCTTCGTTATGCTCGAGATTCGATGGATTCGGCTTCCGAACTCCGCACGATTGAGCAGAAAGAGTTTCACAAGAAGGTTCAGTCCTCTCGCTCTTTCTTTATGGATAACAGCAAGTTAAGAGGGCTTGGATATCGTCCAGATTATGACATTCAAAAAACAGTTGACGATATCATCTATAATATACTAACCGCAAAAAATAACTAAATATACTATAATCCCACAGTGTGGAGAGAGTATGTTTGGCTTCAAGCAGTACATTCCGTTTTTAACAGAGCAAAAAGCACCTGCTCGCGGAATACAACACCTTCCTCACCCAGCCGAATCTGCCTTTAATACTAAAAAGAGCGCAGTCGGCACTGCTCTCTCTAAGATCCATGGCGTCATTAATGGTCGTGCTCCAATGACCAAAAAGATTGACGATCGCATGTCAGTGCAAATTATTAAAGACGCAAAAGGGAAAGTTGGGGTAAAATATAAGGGACCTGGAGCGCAATATAACTTTTCCCACGATGATATAAAGAAGCAATATACTCATAAGCCATATATTGCTGGTCCATTAATGAACATTCTGAATCATGTTCACAAAGTTCTCCCAGATCGCCCAGGAGAATATCAGGGTGGATATCTCTCTGCTCCAGAAGATAGAACAGAAGAAGATGGTCATATTGGACACAAACCGAATACTATTCGATATTCTGTCCCAAAGAACTCTCCCGAAGGGAAGAAACTTGCGAAGTCAAGAGTAAGTCTTGTGATACACTCTGAATTGGACAATGCAGGTAATGCATCTCCAATTGATCATAGCGCATTTAAAGATCATCCAGATGTTCATTTAATGAATCATAGTGTTTCAGAGGAAGAAAGAAAAATCTCTCCTGAAGCCAAACGAAAAGCATTAGAACATATCGCTGCTGCGAAGAAACTCGGTAAAGAACACTCTCATGGTCATCACACTGATCACGAGGAAACTCTTAATCGTTATGCCAACTCAACGATTGATACTGGTGAAAAGCCAAGCGCAAAGGGATACACAAAGTTTCTACAAAAGTATCATCAAAAGCGAATCGACTCTGTAAAGACAGAGAAGGCTAAGAATCAAAAGGCTGAGGAAATGAAAACCGCAGTCAATCATGTAAATGATAATCTAGAAAAATTTGATCGCACCTTTGATATTCACCATCATATTCAAAAAGCCACCTATGCTGTTTCTGATGCTTTATCTAAAACAGCGCATGGTGGATATCGTCATCATATCGATAACGAAGAAGCAGCAGGAGAGGGATTTGTTTCTGGTGGCGTTAAGTTAGTCCCTCGTAAATTTACAGAAGCAAATCGTAAAAGATCTGCTGCATTGAAAGCAAAGAAGACTTCACAGAGTGTAATATGAGTCAAGCAACATTTACATTTGGTCGTTTTAATCCTCCAACTGAATCTGGTCACGGAAAACTTATTTCTGCTGTTCAAGCACATGCCGAGAAAGCAGGGGGCAAGCATTATATTTTCCCATCTCATTCTCAGGATGCAAAAAAGAATCCATTGAGCCATGGTGATAAAGTTGGTGCAATGCAAAAACTTTTTCCAAATGCAAATGTTGTTTCTCATAACAAAGTTCGTACTGCCATCGATGCAATGAAACATCTCGAAAAGCAAGGTCACAGTAATGTGACCATGGTGGTGGGTTCAGACAGAGTTGCAGAGTTCCACGGACTGCTCTCTAAATACAGAAAGAAAGAATTTCCAGGAATTAAAAAAGTTAATGTAGTTTCAGCAGGAAATCGTGATCCAGATGCGGAAGGGGCAGAAGGTATGTCTGCTTCTAAACTTCGTGGATTAGTTGCTGCGGGCAAGAAAAAAGAATTTGTGTCACACTATAGCGATCCAAAATTGGGCGCACATATACATGATAAAATAAAAGCAGGTATGCAAATGGAATCAGTTTCACCAGTCGGCATTTTTCTACTTGGCGGTCCAGGCAGTGGAAAGGACTATGTTCTTAAGAATATTTTCTCCCATTTTGACTTGACTGAAGTACAAGCAGATCAAATTCTCAATGGTGTTGCTACAGAATTAGTAGAGCAAAACAAACATATTGTAATTAATGGTGTTTCTGACGAGAGCAAGATTACTATTATTCAGAATATGCTCGAAGGTTATAATTTCGATTATGTCCATGTATCTGTCACAAATAAAGTTTCTAGACTACGAAATGAACAAAGAGAACAACCACTAGTTGAGTCAAAGCGCATTGATAAATTTCTAAAGGCAGAACAACTTGCGCAATCAACTGAAGCATTTATCTTTAATAATTCAATCAATCTAAATGAATCTTCAGAGTTAGAAAAGGTTTTCTTTGCCGATCAAATTGAGAAACTCTTAGAAAGAGTAACAAATCTCGGTCTTGAGATGAAGACAAAGGCAGAACCAAAAGCATTCTCTGTAATTAAAGAAAAGTATTTTCCACCAGTTGTGAAAGACAAAGCATCTGGATTACCAAAGAAATATGTTCGCGGTTTAAGCCCATCAACAGCAAAGGCTCGTGCTTCACATTGGAAAGAAAAATCAAAACTGTCCGATAGTGATCCAAGAGCATATGAGCCAGCTCCTGGCGATGCAACAGCAAAGACTAAACCAAGCAAGCACACGGTTGCTGTTCGTAAGATGATGGATGAAGCAGAACTTCCAAAGAAACTTCGTCGTGCTGCTAAAAGCGGAAACATCACAGCTGTAAATGCAAAGAGGGAATTAAACAATGCTGAAAGAGCAGCATTCGAAAAAGCCAAAATTCAACTAGCAACTTCTAAAGTTCAAGAAGAAACGATTGAAGAAGGTGATAATTCAATTGCTGCTAAAGCAAAGAAAACTGGCATCTCTGTTGGAACACTTCGCAAGGTTTATAATCGCGGAGTTGCTGCATGGAATTCTGGACATCGTCCAGGAACGACGCCACAACAGTGGGGTCATGCTCGTGTGAATTCTTATATCAATAAGGGTAAGACCTATCACACAGCTGATAAAGATCTGCGCGAAGATGCAGATATTAACGAACTATTTGAAATGCAATTAGTGGGCACTGATGAATACAGAAAGCATGCTATTGCGATGACACCAGGACAAGGAGAACCAGTAGATGCTTTCCCAGTTAAGAGCCCAAATAAAAAGCCTGTGGCAGTTGTTGCAAACCCAGGAAAATCAATCGTATCGCAGTATGAAGAACACACAAACTGCGGAACACCAGATTGCTGCGGAGAATGTGAGCAAACTGGAGGAGGAGATCTCCCAACTGTTCGAAAATTCTCTGAACTCAGAAAAGAAGCCAAAGAAAAAGACGGCAAAGATGATGGAGTCGAAACAGAACCAACACTCACCGCAAAGCACAAAAAAGGCGCATTAAAAAGACCAAATCATTATGACTACACTCTACAAGGATTGCCAGTAACTGCAAGATTTAATGCATATGAAGAAACAGAACAAAATTTACCAACACTAGAAGAAGCAATTCAATATCATGTTGAAAACAAAATCTCATTTACTGAGAATGTTTTTCGTCCAGGTTCTGAGATGTTTTTTGAAATGATTTCAGAAGCAAAGAAACTCTATAAAGAAGGAAAGTATACACCAACTGACGAATATGAAGTTGATATGCTCAACTCAGACATCGGCGAGATTGCTGAGTATGAAGGACAAGCAGTGGTTCTAGACTATCCAATCGAAGAGGGTCTTGAGGAGTGCTGGACAGGTTATACTCAAAGAGGAATGAAGAAGAAGGGCGACAAGATGGTCCCCAACTGCGTTCCTGTAAATGAAGCAGACGATCCAACAGGCGGCAAGGGCATCGGTAAGCCATTCCGTTCTAACGGTGGTGGTGCTGTCTATGTTCGTGTGGGTGATGGAGTTCGTAAGATCAATTTCAGCCAATCTGGAATGGCAAAGAAATATATGGATCCAGCTGCAACGCGATCATTTGTTGCTCGTCATCGATGCTTAACCAATAAAGATAAGACTAGCAGATCTTACTGGGCGTGCAGATGGCCAAGATTCTTTAGCAATTCAGGCAAGATATGGTGGTAAATGGTTGATAAGCCATACATTGACGAAAAACTAAATAATTGGATATTCGTGCGCACATTTAAACACGATGTCTTGAGTGATGAATTAGTATGGCATCGTGATGAAAACGGAAGATTTATAGAAGTTTTGGAAGGTAGTGGCTGGGAGTTCCAGTTTGATGATAGACTTCCAAGAAAGTTACATAAAGGTGATCGGTTTTTTATTCCTGCAAAAACCTTTCATAGAATAAAGCGCGGGAATACTGATCTTAAAATAAAGATCGAGGAATTTTAAATGGCAGACGCACTTATAAAAGCATGGCATGGAGTTTTTGACAGAGGGTCAAAACAAGCACAAGAGCGTTTAAAGAAAGTGCACGGACATAAACCAGAGTTTCAAGCATTCTTAAAGTCTCGTGGTATTGAGGGTGGCGAGCGTTCTGCCAAACAAGCCACAACGAGTTTAAAGAAAGCAACCGATACTAAAGTTGCTGCACAGAAAATTGCAGATATGAGATTTAAGAAAGCACTTCAAGCATCATCAGATCGCGTTCGCGAAATGGGTCGCCGTCGTCGCGAAGGTGGAGAAGGTCTTGGTGGTAGTCTTGAAACAACAAAAGATGTTATCGCACATATTAAACAATACGGATCAATCAAAGCAGGTCGTTTGGGGGAAGCAATGGACAGAACACAATTAATCGGCAAAGTCGCAAAAGATATCGAAAAGAAAAAGACAGCAACAAAAATTGTTGATCGTCTAAAGACCATATCATATGGTCGCGGTGCTGGATTAAACCCTGCAAAAGATATGAAATTGAATCCATCAAGTCCATTGAAGACCGACATGAGTGCTCTGTCAAATAAAAGACATTCTATGAATTATGAAGAAGTTCAGATTGATGAAGTATCAAAGGCAGAAGCCGAGAAAGTTCTTGGCGGTGCAGTCAAGGAAAAACCAAAGATGCCACCAGGAAAACAGCCAGCGGGTTATCGATATGTTCGCGGTCTTGCTCGCAGAGCAATGAAGGGTGGTGTCTCTGCAATTCATAAATCTATGGAAAAAACAATGGCGAAGGAAGAAGTCGAGCAAGTCGTTGAGCAAGATGACTCAATGGAAAAGAAAGAGATGGCTCAGACTCAACTACACTTCATTAAGTATGCTGCTGACGAGATTCTTGCATTCATCGA